ACTAGTATATTTGAAGGATTGACCTATCAGCAAAAACCAATGGAAGAAATCTATACCGAAGTTGCTGCTGCTATTGCAAACGGTGCAATAGTTGGTTGGTATCAAGGTGCTAGCGAAAGTGGTAATAGAGCGTTAGGCAATCGTAGTATACTTGCTGATCCTCGCAATCCCAATATTAAAGATATCATTAACAGTAAAATTAAACTGCGTGAAGACTTTAGACCATTTGCACCAAGTGTACTGCACGAACATTATCAAGACTATTTTGATACTAATCAACCTAGTCCGTACATGAGTCGTATCATGCCTGTTAAGTCTGATGCTATTCCGGGCGTAACACATGTAGACGGCACAGCACGTATACAGACCGTACAGCGCGAATTTAATGAACGCTACTACGACTTAATAAATGCGTTCTATGCGCTTACGGGCGTTCCTATGCTGCTTAACACCAGTTTTAACTGTCAGGAACCAATCGTAGAAACACCAGCTGATGCTGTTGCCACATTTAAAAAATGCGGGTTAGACATCTTAGTTGTTGATAATTATATCATAAGGAAATAAAATGATCGATAGAGAAAAACTCTCATACTATAATAATATTCTTAATATAGATAACAAAATAAATGTTGACGATTTAGCAGAAGTACTTACATTATTAAAAAAAGAAAATGATGTAGACTTTATGAAAAAAATCTTAACATTGTCTAATGGCAATATAGACTTTTCTTTTTTAGATAATATATTCTCTGTAATCAAGAATGAGCCCGATTTAGAACAAGAGTTATTAGATTCGTTTAGTAATAATCAATTAGCAGCAAAGACTGCATTAATCAATGCTGTAAATAATTTAAATATTTTAAACAGTGATTCTACAGTAGCAATCTGGGGTGCGTGGTACGGAAGCGTTCTTATACCAACGCTTGCAAATAGAGTTAAAAATATTACATGTATTGATCTAGATGAAGAATCTTTAAAGATTGCAAAGAATAAATTATTCAGCAATTATACAAACGTTAATTACGTATGTGATGACATTTTTAAAACATACAGAGATGTATATTTAAACACAAATTTAATTATTAATACAAGTTGCGAGCATATGGCTCCTATGAAAGAATGGGAATGGTTTAAATACAGTTCAATGGAAACTGACACCGTTTACCCAAAGGGTTATGCAGACGATAATCCAGATAGAAGGAAAATATTTAAATCTCCTAAGCTATCTAGTAACTGTTATTTTGCTTTTCAATCAAATAATATGTTTGGTATCGAAGGGCACGTAAATTGTGTTAATAGTTTACAAGAGTTTAAAGATCAACTACCTGAAAGAGCAGAAGTTCTATTTGAAGAAGAAGTAGAAGATACTCGTGGTACACGTTACATGCTTGTTGGCAAATTTATGCCGCTTTAATAAATTGTTTTTCTAACCAATCAAAATTATTTATAAGGTTTAGTTCAGCGGCGTTAGAAATGCCAAACTTCTTTCCAGCATTAGCACCACTAATAGCATACTTGCCGTACAACCTGTCTGCACCAACTGTACACCATATTTTAAGTCGATGTTCAGTTTCGTTAGTATTTTGTCTATCAATGATCTTACTACTTAATTTTGCACATTCCCTAAATGCGCTTTTCCAAGTTTCAAACTCGCTTGTATTAAATGCCGTAATATTACTAAGTTGATCGACTGCATTAAACTTTGAACTAATACTAGTTGTCATGTCAGTTGAGTTAACGTCCATATTAATAGTTTCGTTTCTAGGAAATAGTTTTACGCCGCCATATCCGTAAACAAGATCATTAATAGGATTTTGACTTTGCCATACAAATACTTGATCACGTTGCCATTTTGGAACTTGATAATCAAAGTTAAAACTATTTACAATACTAGCATCTCCATCTACAATCCAAAACATATCAGTGTTGCAAAGTTTTGCAGCTTCTACGTGAGCCTGATGTATACCCTTAACTCCATTTATTCGCTTTGCATGAGGGAACCGTTCTTTTAATGCTGCATAGTTTTTGTCAGCATTAGATTCTTGATAACTAATAAACACAATGTCGTAAGGGCTTGGCAATGATGCTACTATATCAACTTCTTTCTTTTGAACTATAAATCCATAATTAAATTCTCTTGAAGAAATCTTACAGTTAACACTACATAAAATTACTCCGTCGTGATAATCTCCGTTCTTATATACGTGATTAATATTTCTATCAAAATCATGTCTAGTATCAAACGAGTTTTTTACTGTATATGTAAGATTGAAGATGCTGTCATCAATTATAGCAATGTCGTCAGGAATGCACCAGAACATTTCTGTAGTAGATTGTTCAAAGGCATTTAAGTAATCGTCGTAACTGTTGATTATAAACTTATCATATAGCATCGGAGTGCTAGCAACTATGTCCCATTCCTTAGCATTAAGCACGTATCTATAGTCTATTTCATCTTTGCTTATTGGTATAGTTTTTGATAATAGCCAAATACTATTTTTTAATATTTCGCCATTATCGTCATGCAGAAATACATGATTAATGATATTATCATAAGTGTTGTCAATAGAGAAGTATATATCAAAAAGAAAATTATCTACAGGTGTTACATCATTCCACACAAACCAAAACAGTTTTGTCAAAGACAGTTGCTGTGCTTGCTGTATACTGTTAACACGTTTGGCCGTAGGAAATTTAGTTACTAACTTTTGATTATTACCTAAATAGAATATATCATACATTACTATATTATACTACCGTTTTTAAAATTATGCAACTAATTCTTTAGCTAAATCGGGCCAAAGATCATTGCCATATGTAAAACTACATCCATATGCAAAAAAATTCATACTATTCCTTATCACGCTTATTAAAGTTTTCAATGATGTCTTTTCGCCCTTTACGTGTACCTACAATTGATTTGTGAGTAAATATTTTATCAATTGCACTTATCTTACCACACGTCATTGAACAAAATAATGTTTTACCATTTTGGGTAGTTTCTTTTTCCCATGAGTCAGCAAATAGTGTATTAAGATGATTTCCGTTTAGAATGTCTTCTAACGAGTGATGATGTAAATTAAAGTTATCCCAACCGTATGTGTTCATATGGTTATGTAATTGTAATGTTTCAGGTGGCGAATATGTTCCATTAAGGTGCGTAGCCATATAGCAACATGCCATGACTAATCCACTACAATCAATAAATACCTCTTTACCAACAACATTATCACTTCTTCGATTTTGACTTTTACAGTATATAGAACAAGAATCGTGTTCAGTAGTATCAACTGACTTTATATCGTCATAGAAACTGTTTACTCGAGATTCCCAGGATCTTTTCTTTAACTTATGTTGTTTTTCGTATCTATATTGTTCTATATCAAACGGCCAAGCATGCTGTTCTTCTTCGCCTTGCGGATTTTCTAAATTTCGCCATTCGGCTGATTTTGGAGCACGAATCCAATAATCGAGCTTGCCTTCTTTATTCAAAGCAGGCATTGCTTTTAAGGAAGTTCCGTTATCAACTCCAAGTGCTTTTTTAGGATTAAAGAAAGTTACTCCCCATTTTTTAGATTTTTTTCGAGCTTTTTCAATTTGATGTTCATTGTGTTCAAATACTAAAAAATCCCACTCGCTACTATTATTAAATTTTGTATATGCTTTTACATTTGATTCTAATTTTTCCCAAACAACATGTCGTCGATATATATGGTTAGTATCTGCAAGTCCGTCAATACTAAACACAGCAGACCATCCTCTATTTTTATTATCAGCAAATAATTTTCCTACTTTGGCCCACCATTCAGGTGTGCGCATGCCGCCGTTACTATTAAACTGAACTCGTGTCGTATTACTTACTTCTGATATATATTGGCAAATTTCTAAAAAGTCTTTAGCAATACACGGATCACCGTGTACACCGCAGAATAAGATTAATTTACATTTTTTAATAATTTCAGGAGGTAACCATTCTTTAAATTTTTCTAAAGTAATTTGTTGGATTGTTAGATCTGGTCGTGTTAATGTGCTAGAATTATGAAATCTTACACACATAGGACACGCTGCGTTACATGCGTTAGTTAATTCAATATGTAGCTGATCAAGTTCTGTATAATTCCAAAAATTATTCATTATAGACCTTTAATGTGTTTAGCATATTCAGGAAATGTATCTTTAAACGTTTGCTTCCTGTAACTGTCGTGCTTTTTTGTTGTTTCTAAAAATACTTTCCATTCTTTTTCGTTAGGATGTGAATCTTTTATCATATTAATTATTCCTGGTAGATAACTCCAAGACTTGCCATCTGACTTAGGAACTGTATTTAATTTTTCAATTACTATATCCTTTATGTCTATTGGAAGATTTCTTATGCTGTAGTGTGCCGGTTCGTGTACTAGATTAAGATACAACCCTATATCTCTATAATTATTTCTCCAATATTCTACGGTTTCAGGAACATTAAATACATTAAGTGTACTAATAGTTACACACCAACTTAGATCAATATTTTTATATTCTGCTGCTAACTTTCTAGCATTTTCCATATTTGTTTGTACTAGATCCCATTTTGCGGGATAACGCATATATTCAAATTGTTTACCAAATCCGTCAATACTAAAACTTAAATTAACTTTTTTAAAGTGTTTCCATAATTCAACTTCTTTAGGCCAATGTGTACCGTTTGTATTATAGTGTAATTCAATTTCAGATGCATATCCTAGGCTAACAGCCGTTTCTAAAAGACTCCACTGTTTTTTAATCATAAAGGGCTCGCCGCCGTAAAAGTCAAACTGTTTTATAGTAGGTAAATGGTCCTCAATGTCTTTCCAAAACGGACTTTTATCATCGTACGATTGATGATATTTTTTTAAAGATTTAGCAAATTCTTTAAATGTTGTTTTGTCACTTTCGTATACTTCAAATGCTTCTTTCATCCACCCACTACTTACACAAGCATTACAGGTTCTACAACTAATATTGCAAGTGTTACCTAGGTTTAATTCTACTTTTGCTAGTCCCTGATAAGGTGTTCGTCCGCTGTATTTAATTTCGTGAAAGTACCGTTCATTATCTCTTAGTCGTTTACTTTGGCGTCCGGCATCTTCTTCGTCCCAGCATAAATTACAACCTTGATGTCTCTCACCAGTTGTTAAAGAATTACGAATATCAACAAATTCATCTTTACTCATTATTTCATCAAGTGTATTATTACCTAATGTCATTGAACGTTCTTTGGGCCGATGCATACAACAAATTTTTGTTGTGCCGTCGTTCATACCTGACATTGCATGATATGCATTTACACACCAAGAAGTTTTATTAGTGTCATTGATCATAATTTTCGTATACTCCTTTGCAGTAATCATAAAATTCTGCATACTCAGGAAAAACTTCTAATAAGTTTAATCCCACTCGTTTATCGTTTTCTTTAAAAAAGCTATAAAAGTCTCGTTGACCTTGTTTAATCGTTTTTGGATCTACAGGATTTGTCCTCATATATTGCGTTAATCGTTTAAATTTTTCGTATTCTTGAGGTTTAAAGTTATCCATGTTGTCATCAATAAATTTTAATGTATCATCCATGTATGACATAAATTCAACTGGTAGTATATTAATCATCCAGTGCGGCGGCTCTTTTAAATAAGGAACATCGAATCTAATTGCGTTCTTACCAAACTCTGCTCTCCATTCTATCATCTTATGCATCAAACTTTTATAGTTTGTTACACATAATACATTGAATGTACACATCAAGTTAACTTCAAATCCCATAGATAGCGCTTTTTTAAGATTACGTTCCCAATGTTCTAAATTCATGCCTGTACGCATATATTCTGCTTGAGGTCCCCATGTGTCAATACTAGTAAAAAGGGTAAACTGTTTAATTTTCTTTTGATCGAGTAAACTTTGTACTCTTTCAAGCATACGATCTGTCTTAGCAAAACTTACTCCTAAGTTACTATTAATGCTAACCGCTAATTGCGGAGCAGGTTCTTTTTCTAATAGATCAAAAAATTGCATAGCGCCCGGATTCATTAAAGGTTCGCCGCCAGTAATGCGTAATGTATGTAAGTCTTTACGCAAATCAGGCCACCATTTCCAAAATGCTTCAATATACGGATTTTCATCTTTAGGACCGTAGTATGTACCGTTTTCTAAAAATTCAATTCCGTATTGGTTGTATGTTAGATCGTAGTTGCCGTGTTTTTTAATTTCATCCATCCACAATGTACTTGATTGCGGGCAACAATATCCACAACGATAGTTGCAGCCGTTGCCAAAACTAACTTCTAAGTATCGAGGATTAATATTAGCGTCCCATGGAAGTTTAGCTACTTCTTCAATTATAGGCTCTGAATAACTACTAGCACTATGAAACATTCTATCCGACAAATGTTCACCGGGCAAGTCTTCAATGTTCCAACAATAGTAACACTCTTTTGGTCTGCCGCCTTCAAGCATAGTTTTACGTTGTTGCTTTTTCCATTTAGTATTATGTAATGCACTCGGATCTGCTGCAATTTCCTCTAAGGGAATATGTTGAGGACGAGGATGGTAACAACTATGATTGTCACCAGTATGCAAATATAGCGTTTCGTGTAGCCATTTTTGAGTACAAAATCCAGGACCAATTGCGTTTAATCGCTTTGCTACATCGTCTACTCTTTTATCTCTGCTCATTTAATATCCTGCATTCTTCAATAAATAATTCTAATTGTGGAAAGGTTTTCCTAATGTCTGTACTGCGTCTAATATCGTGCTGTTTAAAAAACAAATCGAAATTTTTTCTAGCTAATACGTCGTCTTTTGTATTTAACGGTACACTTGCCCATTCGTACAGTCTTCTGACTTTATCAATTTCATAATCCTTAAATCCTTTAAATCTATTATTTGAAGTTTCAATATTTTGTTCCATGAACACAATGCTATCTAGCAAAGATTGTAACATTTCTTTATTTGCTAGCTTCATGCTCATCCATTTTGGATCATGAAGCATTGGCGTATCAAACCATATCAATTGCCTATCTGTATTATATTCACAACGTAACGTGTGTATATTTTTAATGTATTCTACCCAATTTGGTAAACTTAATAAATTAGCAGTAATGATAAATGTTACACTGTGCTTAGAACTGTGCTTTAAATAATGTGTAACGTTCTTGTATAGTTGATCAAAGTCGAGTCCATGCCGTATATACTCAGCTTGCTTACCCCAACTATCGAGACTGCAAAACAGCATAAAGTGATCAATAGCATCTAAATCTGTAATTTCTTTTAAGTCAGCAATGAACTTTTGCCATTGTCCTTTCGGCGGACAACAATTACTTGTTATACTTAATTGAAGTTGCTTATTTGGATTCTCTTTAACGTAGTCAAATACTTTAAATGTATTTTTGTCCATTAAAGGTTCGCCGCCTGTCATCCTAAAAGTTTTTAGTGTCGGATATACTGTAGGGAACCATTCCCAAAATGCTTGTACATACGGACTAGTAGGGCTATTATCAATACCTAAATTGTCTACCCAAACTGGATCATTATGATTGCCGTTGATTAACTTATATGCACCGTGTTGTTTTACTTCTTTGTGCCATTCAGTGGACAAGTGCGGGCTACAATAAGCACACTTTAAATTGCATGCTTGATTAAAATTAACTTCTACATATCTAGGTTTAGGTGATTTAACTTCTTTTATTGCTTCTTCAATTAGTCCAGGCTCATACACATCTTGACTACGGTAAGCTCGATCACTTATGTTACCTTGATCTTCAATTGCCCAACAGAATTCACACTCTTTGGGCCGTTTACCCTCAAGCATAGTTTTACGCTGCTCTTGCTTGTGTTTTGTATTATGCAGTGCGTCAGGCGATGCATTTAATTCGTCTAACGGAATATAATGTGCAGGCGGATGATAGCAACTGTGAGTTTTACCTGTAGGCAAATGTAAACTTACGTTAAACCATTTAGCTAAACAGAAACTAGGACTAATTGAATTTAGTGCTTGTAATAAGTCTTTACTGCTTTCAAAATATTTCGATAAATATTTTCCTTTGAGCAGTTTGACCTCGTCACCTTTTAAATTATCTTTCATTCTGTATCTATAACATGTTGGTTGCGAAGATTAATTCTTCTTGCAGGACTTTGATATACTGTTTTAAAAAATTTACTTTGCTGTTCATCTAATGGCGTTACTCCAATAGGAAGATCAAGTTCGTGTATTAATGTTTCACCTAATCCCATAATTTCATATCTCAACATATCTTCTGTAATTTTACTGTATTCATTATCCCAAAGACTGTTAAGATATTTAAAATCACGGACTTGAACATAGTCCCAATCCGTACACATTGTTTTATGTAGGCCTTCTCTTGCACCGTAGATTGCCCATAGGCCGTTTTTTACGTCAGCTCCGACATTCATCCAAATATATGCTCTATGTAAATTTAACCAATGATTTTTAAAAAAATCTTCTGACGATGCCGGTTTAGTTCCAACATTTAAACACATCTTAACACCTTCACGAAATCCTGCTCTCCATGCTTGATGCGGAGTTGCATTATTATGAATTACTGAGAAACATTTATCTATTTGTATATACCGGGCATCCCAGCAAAATTCTACTTGAGCTTGTTTATTATTCGGATCTGCTGCTTCGTGTGTGCGCATATTTTGTACATATTTTTTTGGCCAGCATTTAAGTCCGCCGTTGCCGTAAATTAAACCGTTAATTTGATTGTAAGCAGCCCAACTAACAACGCACTCTTCAAAATCAGTAGTGTCTTTAAACTCTATTTCTTGTTGTAAGAATTCTGTCTCAATAGTGTTATCACCGTCAACTGTAATAAACCGATTTGTCTCGCTTATTTCTGCGCAAGCCTTGTGAGCAGCATCACTGCCTTCTACGCCGTGTACACGTTTTGCCCATGGAATTTTTTTGCAAAGGTCTGCATAATTTTTCTCTGCATTAGGCTCATCATAGCTGAGATAGATTATATCACAATCAATTACTTTAAGTTTAGTTGTCATAGTACGGTGAATCCATATAGTTGAAAATATTTACTAGTGTATATACTTACATCTGTGCCATCTGTTTCAAACAAGTATTGAAATGGTATTTCAATACGGTTTGCTATTAAATTTTCTACATTAATATTAATTGTTCTATATAATATATTAGGATCGTCAAATGTCGTTACACTAAATTGTAACAATCCAGTAGCAGGTGCTGGAGAATGATTGGTAAAAAAATATGTAAGTTCGTCACTTAATGTGAATACCCATTTATTTTTATTGTTGTCTTTAATAATAGAAAGGTCGACTTCTCCTGTAGTATCTGGTATACGATAAAGTTTTTCATTAACTGTTAATTTATTATCTCGCAGTACTTCTTTTAACTGTATAGTTTTAGTTATTACATCAAATGTAACTTTATAGTCAGACGTTTGCTTAGTACCCGACGTCAACGGCTCTGCTTGCGAAGTGGGTACTTCTAAGATGTTGTAATCAATAGTTGGGATATTTCTTGATGAAATTTTATGTATGCAGCCATCGTCTTTATTGTAATAAACATAAGTTATTAATTCATTAGAACACTGTAACTTTAATTGATTTAAAAAATTTATCATATTAGACATTTAACAGTCCTCTATATTTTTTTATAATATTTGTATTTTCTAAAAAGTTTTTTTCTGTATAATGTAATATACCAGATTGTAAGTGGTTACCTATTTTAATAGAACCATCGTTTGAAACATACGCATTTACACTATCTTGCCAATACGTCGACGGAGTAGTCCAGTCTTGTGCTTGCGGCTTCATATGAATAAAATACGGAATCTTTGCTAAACGATTTGAAACGTCATCTACACAATCAAGTAACACTGCTACTATTGCTGCACATACATCTACACTTACATTCTGGGGACAATTTGTTAATAAAAATATATCATAAAACTTTTTCCATTCATTCATTACTAATTCTAAATATGTATAAAACTGATGTGCAAAATCAGACTTTTTAAAATAATGGAATCCGCTATAGAAATTAGGTAGATTATTTGACTCAAATGTTTTTCGATAAAAATTACTTGTTAACAATGTATCTCGATAAGTCATAACATTTGTTGTGAAAAATACATCATAATTTTTTAAAAATTTCCACCAATGACTTATATCCTGTAATACAATCATATCGGTATCTAACACTATAGTTTCGTTGTACGGAGAACAGTGATAAATTTTCCAACGATTTTCTATTTTCCAGTTTGATTTATTTGCAAGATCGCCCCACGGAATTGGAATAATTTTATCAAACAAGTTAACTGCATACTCTTCTATAATGTCATCTGTAATAATAGATATAGGTGTAGTTGGGTTAGATTTTTTAATGCTTAATGCTAACGCACATGCTTGATCAACATAATTAACTTTTTCACTATTTTGCGCTAATACCAAAATACCATTACTCATCTGTTATCTCCTTGTCAATTACTCGTTCGAGACTAGCCTTATTCATTACGTGTATGTTTAGACCGGTTGTTTTTAAAAGAGTATATTCTCCAAAGTAGTCCAGTTTTTGTATAAGCAGTATAATTTTATCATCAATTATATCATGCAGGATATCTTGATCAATAGAATAATACATCTTACCCGGTAGAGCATGTGCAAAATTACCACGTTGGAACCCGTTCATTATGTGAATAGCAATACTAAATGCATAATCATTTCTAAATGTATTAGTTGATAGTTGATAGACCGACTTGTAATGATTCCATTCTTGTTTAATATGATTAATTAGATCAAAAAATATTTTATTAATATCAGTCTTTCTAAAAAATACACAAGTAGCCCAGTAAAAGTCTATGCTTGTATCACTAACACGAGTAAATTCATTTACAGTACGAATATTAGAAACATCCAGTGAATGTTTATATATTAGAAAATCATGTATACTATTAAAACAGTTAGCAAGTATAGAATTAGAAATAATAAAATCAGTATCTAACACTAATGTTTCATCATACGGCGTTAACTCATATACACTTGCTCTATTACCGTTTTTCCAGTTTATTGTTTTTTTACTAAATGCTCCGTCAAATATTAAACGAGTATTAGACTGTGTACTATCGTCAGGTACTTTAATAACATTATCAAACACGCCATCATTGAAGTTTTTATTTACATATTCAACAGAATTGGTTATAATACTAACTGGTACATTTATGTATTTGTGAATACGTTTGGCAAGATAATATGCTTGCTTTACATAATCAACATTAGTAGTATTAACTGCTAGTAATACTACACCCTTACTCATGACTAATTAATTTTTCTATACTTCTATTAGATTTTATTTGTTGATATTCAGTAAAGTAACTATTTGAGGCGCTTGTATACAAGTTTAAAATATCTTCATTAAAGTCTTTTAAGTTGTCAATTCTAATAGGAGTGTTATTATCATCTGCTATAACAGATGTATTGTTGCCTGTTTGTATTAAAGTTGCTACAAATGATATTAACGTCTGAGTCAATGTAAATTGAGCACCTTGATAGAAAAATATTAAATCTTCATGATATTTTTCAGTGAGCATCCGGCGCTGATCGTTTAGTGTTTTAGTAAAGTTACCAAACTCTAATGCTTTTTCTAAGCGTTCATCCATATTAATCTCCAATATATACTACTATTATATATTAGATACCTAAGATTGTCAAGTGATTATTGATTAAAGATTAGAAATTGGAACGCCGTCAGGTAATTGATTATCAGGTATTACTACTGTATCGTACACTACACCGTTTATTGTTGCAGAACCGCTCGGTTGTAATAATTGTACTGTACTTGTTAAGTCACCAAGAACCGGTTCGTCAATACCGTAAGTAGTATTATTAGGCTGTCCGTCGTCAAATTCTACTTTAATTTGAACTGTAGTATCGTTCACTGCTAATGCCCATATTGTATAATCGTTTCTAAAATATGCCGAGCCTCCAGCTTTAGAATAACATAATTGATAAGAGCTTGTAAGATTAAAATTGCCAATACTGTAACCTGTGCCAACTGCATTATTTGATAATGTTTGGTTAGCCTTAAAACTGATAACTCCCATAGCAGATAATTCAGTTTGCCAGTCAACTGTTTTAGGGTTACTTCCGCCGTAAGTGACTCTTGCACTCATTCGAACTTCGCCGCCTGCATTAAAAAATTGTTGACGCTCTAATGCTGTTGCAAATTTTACTTGAAATATGTGAGTTAGTACGCCGTTCCAATTGCCTGAAACGCTGTTCAACCGAATACTTACAATAGGAGCAGATGCAGTCGTAGTCAAGTTTACAACGTCTGCTTGAGTGCTAGTATGTATTAAAAATCTATTAGTTTCGATTGTTGCTGCTAGTGATTCGAGTGCTTGTGTATATGCAAGTTCAACTTTATCAGTGTTTGATAAATTAGTATTATAATTGCCAGTTACATATGGATCAACTGATACTGCTGCTGATCCTATTTGGTGAATACGAGTCCTTATCAAATCAAGATATAATTCTTCGTATTGTTCAGCAGTAATTGTATCAGCATTAACTAGTGTTGGATTAGCTCTACTACCGCTCACAGCTAAAGAATTAAATGCCTGACCGTATCCATAGTTTTTAGTCGCTACTGTAGACGGCCCTAATATCTTATTTACTAGTGTCCTTAAGGTATTATATCTAGTGGCTTCAATAGGTGTAGTTGTTGGCATTCGTTTTCTCTCAAAGTATTTATGTAAGTAGTTATCTCACATAAAATTTATTATGCCAGAGAATGATTGTTAAAGTAACTAGGAGCAGCAACTGATACAAATTCTGAATCAGCTCTAAAATGTTCTACTGTGCTGGTTAGTCTGCCATCAACATTGTTATCAATAGCATTATCAAATACAGCATCTTCAAATTCAATTCTAAACATAATTATATTACTACTGTTTTGCTTAGCCTTAATAGTAAAAATATTTCCAGCATATACATTACTATATGTACCGGTGCCTATTTTTCGAAATACAGTTTGGTATGTTGTAGTTAGCTGATAATTACCGATTAGTTGCCCAGAGCCGTCTCCTGTTGACACTGTTGAATTGTAATTAAATTTTACTGTGCCGACATCGTCACATAGATCAAACCAGTCTAGACCTTTTGGAGTGCTTGCTGAAGTGTTAGCAGGATTAAATCTAATTTCTCCGCCTGTATTAAAGAAATAACGACGATGATCTGCATCAGCAAACGTAACGGATATTTCATGATAAATTAGACCATTCCATGCAGATGTTCGAGTTGAGTTAATTGCAGGTTCAAGCGACGCCTGTGACGCATTAATTAAAAATCGATCAACTTCGATACTAGTCATTAGTCGTTCAAAGTCTGCAATACCTTTTTTAGTGCCAGCAGGATCTGTAGAAGTTGTGCCGCTGTCGTTAATAAAGTTACTAGTTTCTTCTGCGACAATGTTCAAGTTTTGAATAACTTCGGCGACGCCAATATCGCTTACTCCTACTTGATGGATTCTTGCAGCTAAGGTGTCAGCATAAATATTATTTAAATCTTCAGCTTGTATAATACCAAGTAACGGATCTACAGGACCACTTGATATAGATTGACCGTATCCTCGCTGTCCTGCGCCTGTTCCTAAAATTAATTCAACTCTAGACTGTAAATTATTAATTCGTGCTGCTGTAATATCTGCCATGATGGTTCCTTTTATACCTTAAGTACACATTCGACTAATTTTTCACCCTCATCGCTATTGCTCTCTAATGCAATTCCCACTAGTGCTGTTGTTGCAAGTGTAGTAGACACGCCGTCTGCCATTGCATATACTGCTTGGCCTTTAACAACTGCGCCTTTAACTCTTACCGGAACTCGACCTTTAAGTGCTATATATTGCCCTTCAGCATCGCTGTTCATCATAATAGCCGGCTGCGTTGAAACAACTCCTATGCAATGATTACTTGCAGTTGCAGGCTCTACTTCGTGATCTTCACATGTACATACTGCTACTGCTGTTCCAGCAGCTAATTCTTCTGCTGTTGAATATTTTTCTGCTAAGTCAGCGTAACGTGCTTGCGTTGCAGTACCTTGGAATAGGTTTGCAGCAATATTACCCGTTGCATCTCTAACTGCAACTGTATTGTTTGTTGTACTAACGCTTGCACTGCGGAAATCAGTTCCGACTCTTAATGTAGATGCCTTTGTTGCTTCGCCTACAAAGTTAACTGCATATATATCTTTCCAGCGTAAACTTGCTGAGCCAAAATCAAATGTATTATCAGCCGCTGCTATTATTCCAGTTGCACTAACAGTTGCTACATGTGTTACTGTACCTGTAGTATTAGTTGTTTTTAATTTGATAACGCTATTATTACCGCTCACATTTTGAATGACACCTTCAGAACCATTTTCTACAATTATTTGAAAATCTTGTGAATCTCCGATAAGAAGTCCGCTATCTGGAAATTCAACTGCACTTGCAAATACTGTATTACCTGCACCTGTTTGTACAAAGTTTGAAGCTGCTACGCCACCTAGTTTTTCAGCGTTTGATGCTGTTCCCCAGAATCTAAAGTCGCGTCCTACAACACTTTCGCTGTTAGTTACACCTGCGTCAGCAATTTTTGTCCATGCCATAGTCTGGCCGCGTTTGATTCTGTCAAATCCAGTAATTGGTGTAGTTACATTTAAGTCAAATTCATTTGGACTAATAATAAATACGACTTCGTCTTCGATTGTTGCAGCAATAATACCTCTAGTAGCACTAGTTGTATCTAATACTTCTATGCTTTGCATTTGAGTTACACCTTCGCCTGCATTTTGTGGTCCGATTAGAATAAAATTAACACCATTGTATACATATAACTGATCGTTAGCGCTATCCCACCAAAAATCACCAGCGGCTAGTCCAGTCGGTTCAGAAGCTGAAGTTTCAGATCCGCCTGTTGTTCTCCACTGAGTACCATCATAAAACTTTAATTTACTATTTGCACTATCAAACCATACTTGCCCGCCTAAGGGTCTTGCCGGTGTATTTGCGCCTGCAAAGTTTTCTAGAAGAAACAAAAAGTTTTCGTTTTGTATTTCGCCGTAACCGGCATAGTTTTTGCCGATAAACTTTAGATCGGTTGTTTGATCAACAGTGCCGTCTTCGACTACTGCTAATAATGTATTATTATATCTATCAATCTGATAAGCCATGTTTGTGTAACCCCTAGTGCTATTATGTTATTTATCGTTTTTACGGATAGGCGACTGTTGCCTGATGAATCCACGATGTACTACTCGCTGCATAAGTCATTAATGCCCGTGTCGGTGTTAAAACAATAGCACCCGATGTTGTATTAGATGCAACAATATCCTGCACTACTGGTTCATTAAGTGTGCCGTTGGCATCTACACTGATGTAGGACTTAGTTAATGTTCCTGTATTATTAGGAGCAATTGTAACTGTTACAGGAATACCGCTAACTGTTGCACCAGCATAAGAAGTAGTATGAATTTTAGCAATTTTTCCAAAAGCTAATGCAGACGCAGGATATAAGTCTTGTAAATATAATGCAACTGCATTTTGTAATACTGTACCTGATCCTAGACCCGTGATATCCATGCTGAATACAATTGTTTCATTTGCAATTTCTGTGTCAGTATAAATTTTAGTTGCTACATCTTGGGCATTGGTCGGATTTGATACTCCTGTAATTTTGTGTGAATCAACTGATATGTCTCCGTTAGCAACAATGGCAATTCCAGCAGTCGATGTTATTCTTAGATCGTTAGTTGAAGAAATAGTCTTACCGTTAACATTAATTTCATCAACTTGTAAACTAATTAGAGTTCCGATTTCATTTAAGTCTAATGCTTTAGTGATATTTGTTAAACTTGTATTTGTTAACTTAACGCTGCCACCAATGTTGTATGTCAAACTAGATGTTGATAAATTAAATATTTGGTTTGATGTCCATGAATTTGTTGCATTAATCCAGTTAATTGTTTTATTACCATCTGACGATAATAATGTAATGCCGCCGCCGTCTGCTAAAACATCATCAGCGCCGGTACTATCATTAATGTATCCTAACTCAATATTTTTATCTTCAACTTGTAATATAGCAACTTCTACTCTAGTTGCATCGCCTTCAACAATTAAATCGCCAGTAACTCTTAAATCACCTTCAACATCAAGTGTGTATTCCGGAAGTCTGTTAGTTGTAAATATACCAACTCGTGCTGCACTTGCATCAATGTAGATACCGTCAACAATAACAGATTCA